GCTGCAGCAGGTGCATCTAGTTCTAATCTTTTATCTCCCGATTGTGATCCATTTCTAATGATCATTGCGCCAGCGGCTGAAGCTTTTGATACTCCATGCATTCCTCTAACTCTTGTTGCTCCAGCAAAAACAATCCCTTTTGTTGTTGATGTAGCAGAAAAACCTACAGACGTGTTGGTTCCAACAGCAGCGTCTACAGACACTCCCGTCACAGTTAAGAAGGCTTCAGTGGTTGCAACAGTATTTGCATTAGGGCCTGCTCTTGTTTCAGACACTGCGTCTCCATTTTCATCAGTACCTGTAATTGTAAAATTAACACCTGAAATATTTCCAGCAGAGGTTAAAGTTACAGTCGTTGCCATGTTTGATCCATCGCTTACAGAACTTGATGTTAAATTGAAATCAGCAGCACCAGCAGTTGTTTGTAAAGCAGCAACGGCAGCTGTATTAGCTGAAACTGCTTTGAACATTTTTGCCTGTATACTTGTACTTGACATATTATCTCCTAATTAGGAGCTCCCGAAGGAGCTCCAGTTTAATTATTACGCTGCAAATGCAAACGAACCAGTTACAGCTGCTGCTGCACCAGTGAATTCAGTTGCAATGTGCCATACACCATCTTCAAAACACATGAAAGCGATTTTGCTTCCAGTTGTTAAAAGATTAGTCGCTGCGTCAGCTGGAGTAAAAACTAATTGTCCTTCACCTGCTGTTGAAGTATCAAAAGTTACTTCGTTTGTTGCTCTTGATTCTATTAAAGAACCAGTAGCCCAAGCATCAGTTCCATTTGCGTTAAAAGTTAGAGTTGCAGTTCCGCCAGCTGTGTCTTTAGACTGAACGTAAACAGCAATAGCTCCTCTTGTTGCTGCTGGTAATGCTACAGCGCATGCTGCTGCACCTGTGTAATTAACAACAGCAATAATTCCATCAGCGATAGAAATATTTGCAGCTGTTGCTGTGTCAGCTAAAACCAAACCTGTTAGGTCAGGCATTCCTGAACTCATTCTTGTTGTAACTGCACCAGTAACAGAGTTTTTAGTAGCCATTTGAAAGCCACCCTCTGAACGTACTGGTCCGTTAAATGTTGTACTTGCCATAATTTCTCCTTTGTATAGCGTTCGTTATGTCGTCTCTATACCGTCTGCCTAGCCAGTCGACATAATAAATTTATTCTAGGTTTATTTGATTATACATAAAAAAAGGGGCGATGTGAACACCGCCCCTTCTAATTCGTAATACTAATGTAAGTATTAGACTAATTTAC